CCCGAGTCAAATGGCCGTCGGGCGTCTCAATCTGTTTACAACACTGACCCTTGTACCGTTTCATTTTTTGAGTGTACGTCTTGTTCAGCAGGTACAGAAGCAGCCGCTGGTACGGGCTGGCGTCATCCTCCTCATCTGGAGAGTCCATCGTCTTGCATCGGAACAGCGAAGAATCCATATCACCAGCCATCGGAGCGACTGTCGGGCTGTTGATTCTTTCAAATGACCGGACGTACCGGAAAATGATTTCGTAGGCGTCGTCGGCAGTCTCGATGAGACGCATCAGGCGGTGTGCGATGCGAAACTCATCACCGTTGACATCCTCGGAAGATTTATCCTTGATTCCCAGTTCGCTCGAACGATGATACAGCTCGGAGAAGAGGTTCACCAGGCGACGCTTCTGTTCCTGAATCCGCTCCAGATCCACGTTCTGGGGCATACCGTTCGGGTCCAGCTCGTCATCCCGGAAGAATTGTCTAAATCCATTGGTGAGCGGTGCAAACCGGTCACCTTTACAGGTGAGACCCATCTTTTCCTCGAGTTGACCGATGAAATGTTCGAGACGTTCTGGGATGAGACTTGACACCTCAGAACGCATGACTTCCATGCGAATTTCGTGCGCATGTTCTGCTGGTTGGCCCCGGTCGAGTGTGTGAACATCAGCCGGGACCATCATAGTACAAGAGCGTTATATTTTTTTAAGGGGACAGATCCCGGGCGGAGCCATTTCAGTACCTAGGATACTTGTTGTGACTTCTCAGATACGTCAGTTCATTGACCGGTCCGTAAATACGTCTGGGAAACGCCTTCTCGAACGCGACGCGTCGAGTGTTCTGAACACCAGGGAGGGCGCTCAGAGCCCGCAGCGCCGTCACCTTCCGTTTGTTCATGATCGCTGGACGAACCGCACGCCAGCGTCTCTGGAGAACGGTCGCCGCAACAGCCTTTCGTCTGACTGCAGCCAGTTCTCTGGACATGTTGTTCAGTTTGTTGTACGCGTTGATGATGCTCTGACGCTTGTTCGGGTTGAATTCAAAGTACACACGGACGCCGTGTACCCAGGAACCACCGCGAGTCAGGTTCTGGTTGTCATTGCTGAACGCATTATTAAAGTGTGTGTACACCTGGTTATAGGTAGGTGCATTGTGTTTCTTGACTTCGTTCGTACGTCTCAGCTTTCCTCTACTTGCGCGCTGGAGAGCGTTATGGACCGCTCTCCATTTAGTCACTGTATTATTCAGAGTTGCTACCATGGTACTCTATACTCGGAAATTTATGCAGGCGCGGCGATGTGCTGTGGCTGCACCTTGCAATCACAGCCCTTCATGTTGGACACAGCAGACAGCAGCTTCACCAGGATGAGGTTCTGCTTCTCCAGGTGCTTGGCGATCGTCTCGGTCGCATCCTTCAGACCAGCCAGGGAGGTGGCGATGGTCTCGCCGTCGTCGGTCGTCAGGAAGTTGGCAAGAGCCTCCATGGGATCCATCATATCCATCTCGTCAAACTCATCCTCGCCCTCGGCATCCAGGTCAATGTCAGGGTTCTCGTCGCGATCGGGACCAGGCATTTGTACTATTACAGGGACAAAAATGTTTATGTCGCCTGACGCAACTAAACATTTCTGTGGCGTGTTCATTATGCCCTTTGTCTACTCCATAAAGTGTAAGCTCGAACCATACAAGGAATATATAGGTCAGACGGGTCACGAGGATTTCCAGCTTCGCCTGAACGGACACATGTCTGATGTCAAGAACGGACGAAAACGTCACTTGTACAACGCCATACGCAAGTATGGGTGGGACCAGTTTACTATCGAAATCCTACACAGCTTCTATAGGGAAGGAGACTGGCAGGAGCGCCTGGACGAACTCGAGATTCAAGAGATTGCTCAGCGTGGGACCCTGGCTCCAGGCGGGTACAACAATGAGACGGGTGGGAACAGGAACAAGGTGCTTCACGAGGATACGAAAGAGCTGATGAGCTCAGTGCGCTCAGGCGAACAACACGCCATGTTCGGCAAGCACCACCAGGACGAGGCGAAGGACCTCATCAGGGACGCGAACCGTAAGGAGGTCCAGCAATGGTCTAAGGACGGGACCGAACTCCTCAGGACGTTCAGGTCGATCGAGGAGGCGGCAAAAGAGTCAGGAGCTCAGAGTGAACACATCGGTAAAGTGTGTAAAGGAGAACGCAAGACTGCAGCAGGGTTTCAATGGAAGTTTGTGAACCCAGCCGACCAGGAGACCAAAACGATTCTAGAGTTCACCAAGATCCAGCAATGGTCCTTCGACCTGACAACACTGATCGCAGAGTACGATACCATCAAAGAAGCTTCCGAGAAGTCGGGCGCTGGAAATGGCCGTATAAGTAAGTGTTGTAAAGGGAAGTCGAGGTCAGCGGGTGGGTTTAAATGGAAGATTGTCATCTGATTTTTTTTCTTGCTTAAGAGTACCAAACGACCATGGCGGGGGGATTGATGCAACTGGTTGCTTACGGCGCACAGGATGTTTACCTGACCGGTAACCCCAAGGTGACTTTCTTCCAGGCGGTGTACAAGCGCCACACCAACTTCGCGATGGAGGCCATCCTGCAGACGGTGAACGGCAGCGCCGCCAACGGTGCCCGTGTGTCCGTGACCATTGCCCGCAACGGCGACCTGGTCGGTGACATGTGGCTGCAGCTGCAGCCCAGCGCCGCTGCTACCCCCAACGCCATTTCCAACCTGGTGTCTGCCAACACCAACGGCGACTGGAACTGGGTTGCTGAGCGTGCCGTGGCGGCAGTTGAGCTGACCATCGGTGGCCAGCGCATCGACAAGCACTACCAGACCTGGTTCCGCCTGTACGCCGAGGTGTTCCTGGGCGAGTCCGACAAGTACGCCTACGGCAAGATGTCAACTATGGCCAACCCGGCATACACCAACCCCATCGCACCATCCACTGGCAGCATGGGCGGCAACGCACAGAACCAGGCTTACGTGTACCTGCCTCTGCTGTTCTTCTTCAACCGCAACCCAGGCCTGTACCTGCCCCTGATTGCCCTGCAGTACCACGAGGTGCGCCTGGACTTCGACCTGACTGCCTACTACGGCAGCTACTTCGGCACGACCAACGCCTTCGAGGTGTGGGCCAACTACGTGTACCTGGACACTGAGGAGCGTCGCCGCTTCGCCCAGAAGGGTCACGAGTACCTGATCGAGCAGGTGCAGCACACCGGTGGTGACTCCATCACCGCCAGCGGCAACCCAGGCGCCCAGACCGTGCGCCTGTCCTTCAACCACCCAGTGAAGGAGCTGATCTGGTGCTACCAGAACACCGTGTCCACTGCTTACAACAGCCTGTGGAACTTCACCGGCGGTTACGCATCCAACGTGAACGTGACCTGCGCACCATCCCCCATCTTCGCCCCAGGTGCTCTGCCCCACGACATTGGCTGCCCACGCATCTACTCCAACGCCTACGCCTTCTCCGCCGCCGCCCAGGGCACCCCAGGTGCTCTGACCTCCAACGTCGGCTGGATGGAGGAGTCCACCAGCAACGTCACCCTGGCTGTGGAGGTGGGTCCCCTGTACAACTTCAAGCTGGTGCTGAACGGTCAGGACCGCTTCAAGGAGCAGACCGGCAAGTACTTCAACCAGTACCAGCCATTCCTGTACCACACCGGCACCCCCTACCCCGGCATCTATGTGTACTCTTTCGCTCTGCAGCCCGAGGAGCACCAGCCAACCGGCACCTGCAACTTCTCTCGCATTGACAACGCCCAGGTGTCTGTCAACCTGAAGTCCCAGGCCTTCTCCGCAACCTCCGGCCCCTCCGTGAACGGCTCTTGCGTCCAGAAGCTGTTCGCCATCAACTACAACATCCTGCGTATCCAGTCCGGCATGGGCGGCCTCGCATTCTCCAACTAAATGCTCATTTCAACAGGCTTGCGCGCGAAATGCGAAACCCAAAAGGGCTACGGCCCGAAGAAGTGTCCAGAAAAGCGCTCTTCTTCAGGTCGTAATTAAAACCAGGGTGACTCTCGGGCAACTGCTCAATCACCGACCGAATAAATAAAAGAGCGCTCGCGTCGTACTCCTTGTACGTGCCGTGAGCCGGCAGCCGATCCAGTAGATACATCATAGAGAATGTCTGGCAAAACTTGTGCGTCCCGGGCTTCTGACAGTAGTCGTAAGGGTCGAACCTGTTCGGGTCGCCAGCCTTCTGGGCCGTCCAATGAGAATCAATAAAGTATGCTGTAGGCCAACGCGGTGGATAACGACCCCCTGCCCTGCGGCGAATAACAACACCAGGTACCATACTATACCAGACAGACTCGTCACCCATAAAATCAATTGTTGACTGCATATATATGACTATTGCTCAACTCCTTAAAAAGCATCGCAATCAGATTAACGCATTTGACCGCGCATACGCCAAGAGGCGCGTCGCCATCCTGAACGCCCAGAAGAAACATCTGAACGCACGCAGAAAGGCGGCGAACCCAAACAACTCTGGCACAAAGAAATCTGCCAAAGGCTCAAAACTTATTTATAACTTTTTGCTTAGACCCCTCATTAAGAAAAACGCCAAGCTTTAGTGTCATGCCCTGTTTACCACCTGCCACGACGCGTGAGTCGCCCCAAAGTGCTTCAGGATGACGCGGCTGCAAAACTCGGGGTCGAACGTCGGCGAACAACAGAATACATCAATGTACACCTTGGAATCCTCTGGGTATGTGTGCGCGCTGAAGTGACTCTCGGACAAAACCAGTACACCAGTTGCACCCACCGGCTCAAACTGATGAAACGACGAGCCAACAACCGTAAATTCGCACTCTGTCGCAACCAGGTCCATAATCTCCTGGAGTTGCGAAATAGTATCGATTTGGACACCTTCAACGTGCCCAATGAGATGTTTCATTATTATTTATTGGTCCATAATCTTTACCTGAAGCTCAGTACTCGCCCTGTGCAACTGGAATTGTCGCACCGAACACGACAATACCTAGGAAAAGATACAGACATCCCAGAACCAACTGAAGCAGAAGAGGTGGTGTCAACCGCTTGAGGACCACCTGACCATCGCTGATGACCGGCTGCTTCTTGATGGCAGCCTGGTAGACAGTCGCGGAGCCTATAACCGTGTACATGATGGCCAGAATGATTCCGAACAGAATAATTTCAGAACCCATATATTATATGATGGAGAAAATTGCCATCACAGAGAATGCACTGAAGACATCAGGAGGTGATGTGTTCAAGGCTCTCGAAACTGCCTCAAAAGAAATATATAATAAAAAAATTCAGGATGTGGCCACTATGCTGCACGTGCACACACCACGCATGGTCATGGATACCATCATCCATGGCATGAATCTAGTCGAACATGAAAATGTACAAAATAAAAAAGAATTTTTAATAGATGTTCTCCGAAGTGTACTACACGACACACAGGACTGGGACATGATTGACCAGATTATAGATGGACTGTCCTATGCCAGCAAAGGTCTCATGAAAATTAATAAAAAAAAGAAAAAAATTTATTGGCCATGCATCACTGTCATGTAGAACCAGAACAGGTACAGACCGAGCACAATCTGAAGCAGAGACTTGCTCATGACAAGCGGTATCAGCCGACGGTCCTTCTGAGCAAGGTCCTGAAGACCAATAATTATATAAACAAAACTGGCTGACAACATCAGAGCCTTCTGAAGAGTTCCGAGTGCGGTCATATTAATATTTAAAAACATTTTTATATTTTCAGGTATGGCATTCTTTGCCCTCATAGAGGGTGAACTCGAGAGCGAACTCTACTCGTCTCTTGAACCCGATGACGACCCCCAGTTTGCTGAGTACCCGCCCATCGAGTACGAGATGCCTGAGGAGTGGTCCAGTCTGCTCGAGGAGACGAAAGCACTCGAGGATGAATACAACGAGTGCAACAAACAGGCCTACATGTACAAACAGAAAATCGCACACAAGTATGATAGTATCGAGATGTTGCGCCGCAACATTCCTGTTCTAGACGACAGCTCTCTCAAAGATGACTATAAAGCCTTATTGGACAAGTACGAGCTCGAACTCAACCTGGCAGAAGACATGACAACCCTACGGAAACTCATCGGCAAGCGCAACGCATTCAAAAAGGTGCTCAGAATGAATAAGCACGAGACAATACGGGCGTGCCCCATCTGCTGTGAATCAGAAGTTGAAAAATTTCTCGACCCGTGCGGTCACACCTTCTGTGGACCCTGCCTCTCAAAATCACCACCAAATCAAAAATGTCCAGTTTGTAGAACTATATATAAGAATGTTCGCCAGCTTTTCTTCAGTTAAACAGTTTGGCCAAGTATATATTGGGGGAGACCCCATCTGACCTTAGCTCAATTGGTAGAGCGAAGGACTGTAGAAACAAAGTTTCTAGGACAGGATAGTCGGATATCCTTAGGTCGCTGGTTCGATTCCGGCAGGTCAGACATTATATTAGAAAAAGTTCCTGTAACTCAGTTGGTCAGAGTGTTGGTCTTATGTACCAGAAGTCGTGAGTTCAAGCCTCACCAGGAACAAATTCCGGTTCTATCGTCTAATGGTTAGGACACAGGACTCTGAATCCTGTAATGGGAGTTCGAATCTCCCTAGAACCTTCGACCCGATGCACGTCGTTAAAATGCGTTCGACCTGAGCAAGTCTAGTTAGTTGACGCGTCGTTAAAATGCTCAAATGCTCCTGTAACTCAGTTGGTAGAGTGTGAGGCTGTTAACCTCAAAGTCGCAGGTTCGAAACCTGCCGGGAGCGCCACATTTGTTTATTTCATAATTGTTCTATGAAATAAAGAAATGATAGTATAAAAGTTTATGGAACTTGTAGCGTCTATGACATGTCAGTGTCGTCCTGGATTTACTTACAAGAATCTGTCTGCTCACAAAAAGACCAAGACGCATTTGGCATGGGTACAGGCGCAGGACAACAGGGCTGACAAGGCCAGGGCAAAGGATTTTGAGAATGAAGTTGAGCGCCTTCGGCGTCGGCTCGACCATAAGGAGGAGGTTGAGAAGGAGCTCATCGCACGAATCAAGACTCTTGAACAGCAGCTGAAGTACTATGACGGAGTATATCTATAAGGCCCGACCTTTCAGATATTTCATCTGATTAGAAAGCTTCATGTGCCAACCGTGCAAAACGAGCACCTGAAAGATAAGAATAGTCAGGCTGAGCACAATTGCCACCAGAGGGACCCACTTCATCCATGATGGCGGGTCTGGTATCTTGTCGTCGTCTATCATTATTATTGACACGACGTTATTTTTTTCGAGAGAGCCGTAAACTCTCTGGACAGTTCAATATGCCACGGATAAAGGACGAAGATTGCAAAGGCGAAAGAGCAGAACGAGACGATAAGAGCCAAGAGGGGCATCCATCTGAGCCATTTGGGCGATTGTTCCTGCGACTGCATTCTATATAAAAATAAAAAGAAATAAATTAATATGGCCCAGTGTGATTTCCTCAAATTCTATCCGGATGGAAAATACCTGTACGTTGAGATACTTGCCAAGGAATACATGAAGTCCCAACCCGAAACACTGGAAGGTGCGACCAACATAGCAAATACTATCCGGCCAATAATTCACGACCTGGAGAGATTCTGTGTCGCAAAAAAATTAAAAGAAATAACAGTCGTTAACCTGGCCGGTGTTAACCTGGCCAACGTCAAACCTGAATACACCCTGAAACTCATCACCATGATGCATACCGAAAGACCCGACTTCAAACATCTCGAACGAATCGAAATTAAGAATGCAAATGCACAGTTCGAAATGCTCTACAGTGTCATCAAAGTAGGTTTACCGGCACCAATTCGACGCATCGTCAAGTTAGTCTAAACTTGACCCTACGGGTCAGACCTTGAAATTACGGACATCATCCGGAGATTCGTTCCAGAAGGTGTTGCGCTGTTCCTGAAACAGCTCGTACTGCTGCTCGTGCTCCGCCTTGAGTGCCACCTCGGCCTCGTCAGCAAACGCTATGCCTTCCGGCTTGTCAACACACAACCGGGGTGTGTACGCCAGCAGTTCCGGGTTGTACAGACAACCCAGCTGGTACCCAATGTCGTACACAGTCCCGTCTTTATCAGTAACCCAATAGTGCGTGCAAGCCTCCTGGCCATAGACGCACCACCCCTTCACCATGCGAGCCTCGGTGCCTTCACGCTCCAGATACTTTATCATCAGGGCACAGTGATGCACGACAGTACCCGATACGCGGTGCAACTTCATACGCTTTACAAGACGCTCCATGTGTTATATTATTGAAAATTTATTTTATCTGTTTATAGTAATGCCACCAACTCCATCGAACCCGGTGAAGATTTCTATTGTGTTCGGTGTCGTGTGGGCTTTTTTGGCCGCATTCGTCGTATCGAATATCGGTAAGGCGTCAGGGTACGGCACCCCAGGCCTATTCGTCAGTCTCCTGTCAGGCCTACTCACAGGCGCCGGCATCGGTACGGGCTCGTACTATCTTTTCAAAAATATTAATACAAGTGTCGCGGCCAGCGAAGCCCCTTTCTCAAGCGGAAGCGCCAAGGGGCAAGGAGGCGGAGGTGGAGATTTTGGTGGAGACTGGTATGACGCCCTTACAATGTCATATTTAGATACACAGGCAGCAAATACTAATTATCAAACGGCCGACCTCTTGACGCGTGCTATGCGAAGTGCACAGGTTTCGGAAGATGCCGAGAATAGCTTTGTTCCATCGGAAACTACGTGTGTTCCGGGAATCAACGCGGCACAAGTACAGGCTTGCGCGAACTATGGTATTACCGTAGCCAACGCATTTATCCCTTCGGCGACAACATGTGCCGTCCCGGGTCTTAAACCAGCACAAACAGCCGCATGCACAACAGGCAATTTCTGGACACCAACCACAGCCGCATGTGCCGCTTCAAATCTTACTGACGCGCAGAAAGCCGCATGCTGGACAGCCAGTGCAACCACGTGCGCCACTTCAGGTCTTACGGATGTACAAAAAACCGCGTGCACAACAGGCAATTTCTGGACACCAACCACAACCTCTTGCGCCGCTTCAGGGCTTACGGACGCACAGAAAACAGCCTGCAGGTCACTAGCTTCCGATGGGTCCGGCTGGACAGCCAGTGCAGCCACGTGTGCCACTGCAGGGCTTACGGACGCACAGAAAACCGCGTGCACAACAGGGAATTTCTGGACACCAACCACAACCGCGTGCGCCGCTTCAGGGCTTACGGACGCACAGAAAACCGCGTGCGGGTCCGGTGGAGCCGGTGGGGGCGCTTGGACAGCCGACGGGACCACGTGCGCCGCTTCAGGTCTTACTGCCCCTCAGTTGCTCCAGTGCATTTTTTCAGGCAACGCTTCCGGTACGAATGGACTCACAGAATACCAGCTTCAGCAACTATCGTCAGAGTCTGGAATTGATATAGGTACTCTTAGGACTGCTCTTACTTCAGCAAACCAGGCTTCTATGCAGGCTGCCTGGCTGGCCGCAGGTGGCCCTAGAGCCATGTTCCCCATACCACCCCGCGAACCACCCCCAAGAAAGAAGGGGATGACACCCGGTATAGCCGCAGCCATTGCTTTGCCCATCGGTGGTCTAGCTCTTGCCGGCTTTGCATATTATATGCTTAAGAATTCGGAAGCGGTTGAATCTGGAAGTATAGGTACAGGCGTAAAAGTTCTATTTGGTGGTTCAATCGTATTGGCCATTCTAACAGCCATCTCAGCTGTCGGTCTCGGGGCTGATACCCAAATTAACTTCGGAAAACTGAGTACTCAACAGCAAGATGAGCGACGCAAGGCAACATATGGCCTCACAGCCATGGCAATCGGAACAACTATTTTGGCACTCTCTATTGGATACAAGTACAGGGCCAAGACACCCGGGACTGGAATACTTGATTTGTTCTGGAAGAATACAACTAATGCTGGTGGTAGCGCACTGAGTAAACTCACCGAACCCAACTTGCGCGGAATCCTTGTTATCGGTACGTCATTAGTGGTGGGTGTCAGCTTGGCACTCGATAAAATGGCAAATCAGAGCAAGCGATCCGCGTCTGAACAGAAGAAGCGTGATGCGGCAATGGGTATCGCGTTCACTGTATTCGCGGGGTCTCTCTTGTTCAAGACATATGAGAAAGCAGCCGATACAAAACTTGTAGACCCGCTAATAAATGTACGAAAGGCCGTACAGAATACCGCCATGTCCAGTACAAATAAGTTAGCAGAACTACGTACTGCCATCGGTGCCCTGAAAAATTCAGAACCAGCTAAAGCGGAACTCATGGAAATACTAGGAGTCGCCCGCGGCGCCAACAACGCTCCTAATGTCAACGCTGCTGGAAGAATCGCCGCAATCAAATCCATACTGGAAGGTGGTTATTCAGTAACCCGCGGTGGTGCCTTGGTGCGTTCAGTAGCTGGTGCAGCTCGGCTAAATACATCCAGACCTATTGAAACAGTCCTTATAGTGACTGGCTGGCTTCTGACACTATCAGGCTTTGGTCTGGCAGTTGACCACGGTGTGAATGGTCAGAAGAGAACCTCGGCCGAACGAAAGAAACGCCTGGCCGCGATGAGCGTCACACTCTCTATTGGTGTGATTTTGTTAGGTTTTATTTACTTTAAATATCGGGAAATTTTCCCTCCTCCAG